TTCACCAAACAAGGTGCTTTGTTGTCTTGTTCTCTCTATTTCTTCAATTCTTCTAAAGTCAGCACCTGCACGTAACCTATTCTGTCCATATAATCTGTCAAATAAATTACCACCCATCAATCCACCAAGTGCACCACCAATCAATCCACCTGCAGCAGTTCCAACACCAGGCAATATTGCTGTACCTAAAAGTGCACCAAGTTTTGCACCACCTGCAAATCCACCCAGACCTGCCAGTGCTCCACCACCTGCCTGTAGATTACTTTGACCTGATTGTTTCCTAGCAAAGAAGTCTAAACCTGTTGATGCTATTGCAAGAGGACCTATTCTACCAAACTTTGATAAACTTTTTGCAAGAGGACCTTTAGGCAATTTCGGTGGAGTTCCACCACGGAGTCCACCACCTCCACCACCACCAAATCTTCTAACTGCTCTACCTGCTCCACCTAATCCCAATACTCCTAATAATGCACCTGTAAGACCACCACGCTTATCTTTCTCCCCAAGTGCCTTTGAAAGACTAAAAAATGTGTCTTCTCTGAGTTTCTGTAATCTCTCTTCTTCTTTGAATAATTTTGTTCTTGATATAGTTTTTGCAAACGTATTTTTCCTGAAAGAAGTAGCAAGCTTTGCTGACTCATTGTCTGCTAACTTAGAAACCTTTACTAATTTTTTTACGTTTATCATTTGTTGATATTGAGAAGTAATCTATTCACAAATTTATCAACACTGCCCTTGAATTCAACATCTACATCTGGTTCAGATGTAGCAGAGTCAGAATCTTCAATAATAGCACCTATATCTTCAAAAGTTGGTAATCCACCATCACCTATAACTGGTAAAAATATATCTTGTATGAACTCAGGTGCATCTTCAAGTGATTTTTTAGTTATTTGAGGTGCATTCTTGAAGGAAGTGCTCATAAAACTATTTGCTATAGATGATAATTTATCATCTTCAGTCAATGGTAAAAATTCATTCTTCACAACTCCTAAGAAATTAGTAAAGAGATCTTCCATTTCCTTTCCCTTTGTGGCACCTAAAATTGATTTGAAATCAACACTTCCATCATCACCCATTTTGAAAGCATTAGACATATTCATTAATTTCTTACCTACATCTTTGACATTTTCATTTGCTTCTAATTGATCAATTACAACTTCATTATCAGGTAATACACCACCATCTTTCAAAAATTCATCGAGAGTTCCCGCTTTCGCTTCAGCAGGTCTGAATAATTTCTTTATGCCCTCGAATATAGTGCCAAAAATTGCATTTCTATCTTTACTATCTTGCATTCTCTCTTCTTGAGATTTGAACATATCCATTATACTTCTAAATGGATTAAGAACTGATAAGAAATCTGCTATTTGATTCTGAATATTCAATTTACCTTCTCTATCTCTACCCTCTGCATCTCTACCATCTTCAAAAAATCCGTCAGAATCTGGAGTATCACCTGTTGCAATGTCTAAGTCTGATATTTGCTGATTTACATTCTTTTTCCTTCTTTCACCACCACTTATTCCGTCAAGTATTCTCTCGAATCTATCTAATTGTGCACCAAATCTATCTGTATCTCCAGAACTGATTATATTCTTTCTTGTTCTTCTTACCTCTTGCTCTCTTCTGAATTCAGAAGTAGGTGCATTACTCTGATTATTTTTCCCTGCCCCCATCAATAATGGTGCCAATGCTAGTAAAGGTAATGCCAAAAGACCTGCTTTACCTTTAGGAGCACCTGCCATTCCTGTGCCACCACCAATCAAACCCTTAGTAGCAAGACCTCCTACGACAATGTTTGATGTAATACCTATAATCTCAGGTAAAAATGCAGCAACTGCTATACCTGTTTCCTGTACTCCTTCACCAATATTTCCTTGTGAGAAACTTCTAAGTGCAGATGCACCTGCTGCTGCACCAATGATTTTTCTCAAATTTGTTGTTGCTGCTCTTAAACTTACAAGAGACCTTTCTTCTTTCTTGAGTAATTTTGATATTTTTTCTTCATGTTTCTGTCTTTCTATACTTTCCCGATTCAAATCTGCTCTGATACTTACCAAATTTGTATTTACTTTCTCAAAATTCATCAATGATCTAGCACCACTCAACCTCGCAGTAGGTGAGTCCACCATACTTGTTCTAGATTGAATGTTACTAGAAGGAATTTGCATTCTTTGCTTGTTGTGCCTCTAAGTTTTTCTTTTCTATGTAATTGGAAAGAAGTGTTATGTAAATTTCACGTTCAAAGGGAATCATATCTTCTATGTCACTTAGATTCCAGTCATGGTGCTGCATCAACGAGAAATTTGACTCATAATAAGAGTCAAGACTCGTATGATATAGCATTATGCGAAAAAATTTGATAAACCCTCAATTACAACTTCAGACTCTACATCTGTCTTTGGGTTTACGACTGTAGATTTATACTGCAGTCTTGGCATAGTAGTGAAGAAGTTCTCAATCTTGCCAAACTGTTGGGAATTGAGTGATTCTATGAAACTAACCAATTCTTTTTTGGTGCAATCACTTGCTGACCATGCTTCTTCTTCTGTAAATACCTGATCAATACAACCTGCAACAGATTCAAACGCTTTGTCAATTCTGTCTTGATTTGTCTCATTTGGAGGAGCAATGAAGTTATTCTCTAGGAATTGCTGCATAGATGGATATTTCATCTTTATTGAAATACCACCTCCAATATCAATAGTATCATCATGTCCGTCAGGTATATGTAATTTGATGTCAGATAAACCTATGGTAATTGGTACCGTTGTTTCACCGTCATCTTCACATGTTACTATGAGGTCAACAGTTTCTCCAACTGATTTACCTCTTACATTTAGAAATAGATATTCAAGATCGAATGAAGGTAGATCGTCTATCTTCACTCTTGACATCATACAACCCCTCAATACATTTTTGATAGTTGCAGTGATATCTTTTTCACTCCCATTTTCCATGGCAATAAGTAGTGCTTTCTCCTCTTTTACAAGGAATGGGCGATACTTTACTGCTTTTTGGGATGATATAAGATTCAGTTCAAATGTAGGTGCTACGACCTTTGGTAAAGGCATAATAATTACTTCAGTGATTTATTTAGTGTTTATCTATAACCCTCCTAAAGGGTTACTTGGTGGGACGATACCGAATCCAACATCAGGGAACTGAAACCCACTAGATCCATCAGTATTGTCGGTGGTGGTTGGTTTTTCTGGAGGACTTTCACTTTCTATTGCTTTCAATGTTTTACTAAGTAGTTGAGGACTTGATATGATACCAGGATCTCTTAGATTTTTAGGTGGATTGTCAGATATTGCAAGGACACTACCTGCTCTAGATGTTCTATCAATAAAGAAATTATCGAATTTGAATACTATTGAAGTTTTGATAAGTTGTGCATTACCATATGCTAAAGGTGCTGCAACTATGTTGACAGGGAAAGCGTTTTGAACATAGTATGTAATACTATTTGGAACTTGAGTGATTGGAAATATCTGTTGATCTTCTAGTCTTTGGTGTTCTCTGAACACATCATTACTAAATGCTGTAATTTCAATCTCACATTTATATTCATCAGGATATTTCAATCTTCTAAATGAATTTTTATCATTTCTACGTTGTCTTGTGCTCGTGCCAAAAGAACCATTACCTATTCTTGTTGGACTGATATACTCTAACCATGCATTGAATACGTCATTAGTATAATAATCTTTTTGAGAAAAAAATGTCAGAGTGAGATCTGTCATTCTCCTCATAGTGGCAACCTGCGTCATCATGCCCTGCCTAAGACCAGGTATCTCCTTGTTAGATAATGAAGAACCAGGTAGCACTGCTTCTGAACAAAACAGTCTTAAATAGTCTCCTATATCCTCATCTGAATTGAGATCATAAAAACCGTGCTGATTTATAAAAGAAAGTAATCCAAGTGCACCCCTAAAATTTATATAAACATCGTATGAGTTATTATATGCAGGTACTATGTTCCCGAATTTCGAGTCAGTCTTATGCAACATCTCCGTAGGGAGATGATGCTTCTGTCTCATCAGTACATCTGCTAATCTTGCCATCTAAATAATTGTGTAATTTATTGAGAAAATGTCTTATAAAGGCAAATTCAGACCATCAAAACCTAAGAAATATAAAGGTGATCCCACTAATATAGTATATAGGTCACTTTGGGAACTAAAATTCATGAGGTATTGTGACAGTAATACCAATATTGTCAAATGGTCTAGTGAAGAAATTGTAATTCCTTATAGATCACCCATCGACAATCGTTTTCATAGGTATTTTCCTGATTTTTATTTGAAATATAAAGATAATACTGGGAAAATTATAGAGAAAGTGGTTGAAATCAAACCTGCCAAGCAAGTGCAAGAACCAAAAGTACAAAAAAGAAAAACTAAAAGGTATGTGACCGAGGTGGTGACATATGCCAAGAATCAAGCAAAATGGATGGCAGCAGAAGAGTTTTGCAAAGATAGAAAGTGGAAATTTCAAATACTAACGGAGAAAGAACTTGGAGTTTAGTAATGTATTTCCAACATCACAATCAGTAGGAAGTCCTCAGCCAGGTAGACTTATGCTGTTCCAATATAGTGCAAAGTATGCCACATCACTCCCTTTCTACGATAGAAATCCCTTATCTTATATTGTTGGGGTAGAAAGCAAAGCATTTTACGGTGTCAACCTACATTACACACAACCTCAGAATAGAGCAGCAGTCTTGAGATTCATAGATGCAGGTAATGACTTTACTAAGTTATCTGGATATAATAAATACCTCAGATCATACGTGAGAGGAACATTTCTTGCTCTTAGTCTTACTGACATGGAAAAAGCAGTAGAAATGGGACTAGAAGACTTTGTACGTAATTTGGGAGGTGTCAATATAAGTATTGACCCTAATCTCACTAATTTTTATAGAAGATAATGTCTGGACAAATAAAAGTCTCTGCTTATGGTAACAACGGTCCTCTGACCGAAACGTTTCATTATACCATCAATGGCAAAAAAATACATGAAACCTTAGATATCGACCTAAACAGTGCTACTTATGGTAAAACTTTGACAGTAAAAACAAGGGAAGGTGGGAAATTAATAGAAGTAAGTCCAAATAGTGAATTGGGATTAGCAATAGTAGCAGACACTAATAGTAAAAGACAGACATCATTTATCAATGAAATGTCATATATTAGTGGTAAAGCAGAGGGAGCAGGTTATGGAAAGGTGCATGAATTAGCATTGAAAAATTCAGGTATGTGGGCATTGGCAAATGGTGATATACCATTCAATGATATAGAATTACCTGCTGTGGAGTATGTTATTGATCCAGTTGAAGTAGAAACCAATAATGAAGTCAAAGCAGATGCTGTTACTGACACAGAAAAAGAAAAGAAGTTTGTTGGTGTATTGCAATATCCAGCAAACGCTCATTATATTTCAAGAGGTAGACCAGCACAGGATCATATGAAAATTGATATGTTCCAGTATAAGGCACCTCAAAAAGAATATTTGAAAGGTTATTTTGATGATCGAAAAAAATCAGAAGATGCAAAAGCAAGTGGTATAGGTGAAAGGGAAGAATCCATGTTTGCTAAAACAGTGACAAGTGGATTAGAAAGAAACTCTAATATCAAAAAATATTTGGGAACTGTAAAAATGCCTATTCCAAATCAACTTTCAACTGCAAATGGTGTGAGTTGGGGTGAGGGTAGAGCAAATGCCTTTGAAGCAGCATCATTTTTAGGTGCTTTTGGTGGTCTTAGAAATCTTATGTCTGGAAATAGTAATGTGGGTGAATTACTCTCAGGTGCTGCTGGCACCATGGGAGACCTTGTTAAAAGTTTCAAAGATGGAAAAGCAGGTGATGCAAACACATTATTAGCGAGTGCAGCAGCAAGAGCAGCATTGGCATCAATCAACATAAACACTGATCCTAATCAATTCATAACTAGGGCAACAGGAAAAGCAATAAATCCCAACTTGGAATTATTATTTGCAGGTCCTAAACTTAGATCTTTCCAATTTTCGTTTGAATTTGCCCCTCAAAACATAGAAGATGCTAATGTCACTAGAAGAATTATGAGATTCTTCAAACAAGGTATGTTACCTAGCAGGGCAGCATCCAGTGATTTATTCCTCATGTCACCAAATGTGTTCAGACTTGGATTTATGAATGGTCAAGACAAAATAAGATCTTTGAACTCATTTAAGTTATGTGCCTTGACAACTTGTCAGATAAATTTCACTCCTGATGGTTTTTATCAATCATATGATGATCCAGATGTTATATCACAACCTGTCAGATCAATCATGACACTTGGTTTTACTGAATTGACTCCAATATTTCATGATGATTATGATCTCACAATGGGTGCAAGACCATCTATCATGGATCTACAAAGGACTATTCAAGAAGAAGGTCCTATACCTAATCAAGAGGTCTTAGCAGACACAACAGTACAAGCAGCAAACGACATAGGATACTAATGGCATACTTCGATCAATTTCCAAATATTCTTGTTCCTTCATATCATAATGATAGAACTTCAAGTAATGATTTTGTTACTGCCAAGAATATATTCAAAAGAGGTAAAATAAGAGACGATTTCTTCGAGAATGCCACTGCCTTTTCACAGTATAGTATTCAAGGTGATGATAGACCTGATAATGTGGCACAAGATTTATATGATGATGCAGAGTTAGATTGGGTAGTGCTTTTATCGAATAATATCATTAGTGTAAGAGATGAATGGCCAATGAATGGTAATGAATTCAATGTATATCTTAATGACAAATATACACCAGAAAGATTAGCATCCATAAAACACTATGAAACTAAAGAAATAAGAGATAGTGATAATGTGATAATTCTTGAATCTGGTCAGATTGTTGATTCTGATTTTGTATTCAACTATTCTGAGTTTGGAACAAATTATAGTTTATCAGGATCAAATGTCCTATCATCAGTTTCTCACTATAATTTTGAAGTTGAAAAAAATGATAAAAAACGATCCATATTTACATTGAGAACAGAGTATCTACAAATTATTATGGATGATATGAAGGAAATAATGACATATACAGATTCTTCTCAATTTATCAATAGTAGACTCAAGAAAGGAGATAATCTAAGAATATTATCTCCTCGTTGATCATTCTTGTATGCAAGAACCATTTCTCCATCTTTTTTGAAATGTAACTCCCCTATATTCTACAACCTCTGCATGTTTTTGAATGAGAATCCTTTTAGAAACAGTCATCTCATCTGAATAAAAAATGAGTGGTTGGTCTTTTAGTCTAGAGTCTCCACTCATTTTTCTTCTCCTTTATTGAATTTCATCTACTATATTATATTGAAATTCACACAAAACAGTGTTTCTTTATATTATTTTTCGTTTTGCTAAACAAAAAGAAATGCCTAGTGATGTGGATTATTCTCATTATGAGGGACATCAAAAACTAAAGAAACTCGATCTACCTCACCCACGTTTATCGCTGAGTGAGGTATCTTATTATAGAACCAAAAAAATGTGCCAGGTTCTACTATCATTTTTTCTTCACCCACTGTGTATTCATATGTCCCCGCTAAAGATAAGTGATATCTGTCTTTGTCTTGGTAATATAACCCCCTATCAATATGTGAGTGAACTCTATTACCAGGTTTGAGTCTAAAAAACGCTGCTCTACCTGTTTCTGTTATATTCCACTCTTTCCAAAATTTTTGCACAGATGTGTAATTTTGATATAATGCTGTTCTGCCCTGTCTGTCCACATCATGTGGATCTTCGCCTTTTCTGACTTTTGCCATAATAAGAGGTAAAAACCCATATGGGTTAGTATCACCACCTAGACCTTTTTGTCTAGAAACCCAATTCCAGTCATTTTCGGTAATTTGTTCTAAAAAGGGTTTTGGGTCAATACCTGTTTTTATTATTTTTATGTTCATAAAAAACTTAAGGGGCAAAAAAATGGCGGAGTTTTTTTCCGCCATTTCTGTAATTCAAAAGTCGATTTTCGTACAGGATTACTCCTCTGCTAACTTTTGAAAGTATGATAGTGCATCATCATCACCTGCACCTGCACCTGCTCCGACTGGGGCAGTAACTGTCTCAAGTGATACTGGTTCAACAGTCTCTTCTTCCTGTCTTACCTCTGGTGCAACACGGGTCTGCTTGTTGTTCAATACAGAATCTAAACGTGTTTGTAGATCTGTGTATGATTTGAACTGATCAGCATTGGTGAACTCAGTAAGTGCATACTGCTTCTTCCATACTGCTTCAAGTGCATCGTCATCATCTAGTAATGCTGATGTTGCAGCAAACTCAGAACTATCATAGTTTCTGTAACCTGCTACGTTCTTTGCTTTCAACTTGAAGTTAGCACCTTTCCAGAAATCGAATGGATCGATTGCTTCCTCGTCCTCAAACTCAGGTTGCATTGCTGCTGTGAGTTTGTCAAAGATCTTCTTACCAAACTTGTATAAGAATACCTTACCCTCATTGTGTGGGTTGGTAGGATCTTTCACAACATATATGTTAGAGATGTATGTGAGTTTACGCTTCTGCTTTCTTGCAAGTTCTTTATCTGCATCAATACCACTGTTCCATAACAGTCTATTGTATTCTGATACAGGGTCTTTCTGTCCTAATGTAGTGAGACTATTCTCAATGTACCATCCACCAGGTCCTTGGAATGCATGTGAATAGAGTTTTGCCCAAGGTAGTTCTTCACCATCAGGTGCAGGTAGGAATCTGATCACAGCGTAACCATTACCTGCTTTATCGACCTCTAACTTCCATAGTCTTTCGTCTGCACCACCACCTGTGGCACCTTTGTTCATCTTTTCGATTTCATTGGTCAGTTTGGAAGTAAGACTGCCAAGTTTAGATTGCTTCTTTAGATTTGCGAATGTCATAAGTTTGATTCGTTGGATTCGTCGGATTGAGTAGATTACGGGATTGATCCCTTGCATATACAAAGGTTATTATAAACAACTATTTAGGTTTTGTCAAGATAATTTATCAGCATTTCAGCAATAATTTTATGACCTAATTCATTGGGGTGATGGAAGGGTGCAAACAATATTTTCTTGTTCAGTAATTTACTTCTTGAGTTGTAATACCACAAATCTTTTTGCAAATTTTTTACAGGTAGTTTAGTGCTGCTAGAGATGGAGACGATGATATGTTTTTTATCTCTCAAAATATTTTTGAAAAGATTATAATAAATCAATTCATCTGATTCTCCATATTTTTGGTGGTAATAATTTTCATAATAGGTTTGCCAAAATACTTCATCATCAGTCGATGGTGTTGTTGGTCTCACATTGGTAAAATTATTTCCGTCATACCACTCTGTTCTTGATTCAATCGTCATTTGTATAATAAACATATCATAATCATCTAAATTATGATTAATAATATTCCTAGCAAGTCTCCTATTACATCCACCAAACTCTCCTATATTATATTCCTCGGCACCGTAATGTTCTGATATAATTTTTGAGAATCTAGTTTCCTTTTTATTTTTTAATTCAGCACCTCTTGTCCATGAGCATCCATCAAAATAGATCTTCATATGTCAAGTAAAAATTGTTGTTGATTTCTATTAGGTTTTATGAGGTCAGGTTGCACCAAAAATATTGATAGAACTACTCTTTCTTTCTTACTGGCATATCTATGCCAAGTTTTATTTGGTATACTATTATGGACAAAAAGTTTATTGGGTTTCCATTCAATTTCTATTTCAAAATCACTCTCTTTATCTGCCTTGATGTGATCTCCATCATCATTTTTACTGGGATTTTGACATAGTATCGTTCCTATTTCCTCTTCAGGCCACACATAATATGTGCAAGTGTTTATTCTTGATGCATTGTCTATATGAATTGGGTAATTATAATTTTCTGGTGTGATCGCCCAATGAACTAATTTTTTGAGTTTACCTTTGTATCCTCTATGTTCTGGAAGCATGTCAAAAAATTGATTTGTTTCTGGAACAATATCATGAGTTAGAAATCTAGTATACTTATTTCTTGATGTATAATCCTTTCCCTTGTGATCTGTATAAACAGAATTAGTCCCAGTTCTTTTATAAGTTTCGTACTCAAAGTGAGCGAGTCTTTTTATCTCAGAAAACCTATCTGGTGGTAGGAAATCATCTACCTGTAAATGATGCCATGGTTTATAATGGTGATTGATTTTCATCTTCTTCACACTTAGATTTGTATGCCCACTCAGTTGTGTGACCAACCGACCACTTATCTGAGTTCTCTACCATGTAATTCTGTGAGCAAACTTCAAAGTCTGGTTGCATTGTATTGTCAGATATAAGACTCTGATCTTTCCATATGATTCTATTGTTAGGTTGCAAAGCGAACTGACCATTATCTAATGCAATACAATTGAATGACTTATGTTCTGGATCATCCTGACTATAGTTTGTATTTAATGTAGATGATTGAGCATGACAATTATCAATAGTAAAACAATATTGTCCTTTGTGCATCTGTCTATCTTTACCAAAGAACTCACACCTATTGAGTAATGGTTTCTCAATGACAGTCAGATCATAGTCAAAGCAATCCCATATTTGTAGATGGTCAAGGGGTAGTTGATTGTCAACATCATAGTCTTTCTTCCACACAAATGCACTGATAGGTAACTTATCAAAGAGTGCACCATAATCATACAGTAGTGTCTCAAAGTATAATGCCTTGTGCATCACACTCTTGACTGAGATCCATGTGCCTGGTACTATCTCACCATGTCCTTTCTGATGATCGTATAAGAATTCTTTTTTCACATACACCGAGTACGGTGGTAAGTTATGAACCAAAAATGACATTATCTTTTTAGATTTTTTTGTACTTGATTGAGTGTGGTTTTCATGTTAGTAAATATTGTGCTAAGATCTGCATCACCAAAACCTAATTGATTAGATCCTCTCTCTAGTTGCTTCTTCATCTCAAGTGCCTGTGGATCATCAGATAACTTTATCCTTGCCCACATAATCTCTTGCTTCTCAAGCAATTCTTTTATCGTTTCAATGTGCTCCCACTTTGCTTCGTCACTCATCTTTGGAAACTCTAGGATCACTGAGTACAATTCTTTTTGTATGTCCATGATCTCTTGCATCTCGTCTCTAATGATAGGAGAATCAAAAAATTTACTCATCCCTTTCCCTCACTACTGACAGCATGTGTTTCTTGTATTTGTCTTTGTCGATATTTAGAAATGGAAGATACTTTCTTATCTTCATAGAGATAGTTTTCCATACAGGATCTTTAAGGTTCTTATCGTAGTCATCACAAAAAGAAAATAACTTTTCGTAGATGCACATTTGTTCTACAGATATTCTACCACCTAAATGTTCCTTTAGCAATGGTGGATGTCCTTTTGATGGACTGAATAATGTATCAAGATCATACTCATCCATGATGTCCTCTGACTGTTGTTTGAAATCATAGAACATACTCTGCTGTCTCTTCTGCCATTGTTTATATACACCCTCACCTGATCGTATTATGTTTCCTATCCATAGTCCTTGTGGGTTATCAGTCGCTACAAAATTAGCGAGAAAGAAATCACAGACCTCCTCATCACTATACTTTCTTGATGTTTTTTCAAACCAGTATCTATCTTTTCTCTTATAAAATGCGTCTATCTTTGCTCTTGATTGACCTCCATACTTATGGTAGTCATACTTTTCTTTTGTAAAATGATTTTTATATGCCAGATATTGTTTGTAAGTATCAAAGGGGGTCATGACAAGGTGCATAATTCAAATAGCAAATCGGGCGAGTGATGTTTTCTTTAGGTAATTTAATTCAGTTGCATTACATTTCAACTTTTCTTTCAATGGTTTTGATATCAGTTTCGTTACGTTTTCAATCTCAATATTATTCTCCTCACAGTAGTGACAGATTGCCTCTATGTAATCCATTTCATTGTTATGCTTGACAAGCATCTCTATATCATTAGAGAATTTATCTTGACAAAGAAAATTCTTTTTCAAGAGTTCTCTCCTTGCTTGTTTGGATTCAGATGGCACTAAGTTTGTCCTCCACAAATTTTTCAATGTACTTTACCAGTAGTCTCATATACTTCATTTTATCATACTCTTCGTAGACTGTCACCTCTCCGTTCTCACATGTCATAAGAATGACAAGTTTCTTCACAGGTATATCTGTGAGTTCGTAAAACATGCAAGCATATGCTGCTGCTTGAACAAAATAGTTCTCAATCCAATCCCTTGGTTTAGGTTTGGCAGCAGTTTTGAAATCTATTATTGACAGTTCACCATTATATTCTGCAATGCAATCAACAGTACCTGCAACACCTAGTTCTGTTGAGTAGAGACTTTTCTCTAAAGCGTAGATATTATTTATATTTTGCAGTGTTTTCTTTGCTTGAGTGAATAACATTTTAGGACCAGGTTTATCAAACTCTACGTCCTTGTTCAACAAGTAATTTTCAATGAGTGTGTGGGTAGAGGTTCCTCTTGAAGTCGCTCTCTTTGTAATTCTATCTGCCTCCTTGTCACCTACTCTCTTCCTCCACTCCACAAAAATTTGTTTGTTGAAGTGTGATGTAACTGAGGTGATAGACACCATTGGTCTGTCATTAACATTGTAATACCTGACACCATCAATAGTTTTCCTACTCAATGCAGGGAGTTCACATTCTACATGCTGAAACATTACATTCCTAGTTCAATTTTACTAATAAGATAACTCTTGACTATACCTGATCTTACAATATCATCCACACCAAACTCAACCAAATCAAACTCAGGCATCCTAGCAATGATCTTTTGAAAATCAAGGATACCATTCTTATCGTTGGTCTTTACGAGGTCAGTCTGGGCAACATCACCACAGAACATAATCTTGCAGTTTTCACCTACTCTTGTCATTATACTATCTAACTCGTGAAAATTCAAGTTTTGTGACTCGTCCACAATTATAATAGCATCATCAAGAGTTGTGCCTCTGATAAAAGAAGTAGACCAGAACTTGATACTGTCCTGTGTTTTGAGATTACCCCACAACATGTCAAAATCATTGTCAGTAGGCAACTCAAACATATATTTGACCATATGTTTGTATGGTATCTGATAAATGTCAGACTTATCCTCGTGATCACCAGGTAAGAATCCTATCTCTCTTGTGGACACAAGTGATCTTACAATGTACAACTTTTGATAAGGTGTCACAGGATCAAGCACCTCTTTGAGTGCAAGATATAAGGTAATAAAAGTTTTACCTGTACCTGCTGCACCATATAAAAATAAAGATTTACCCTCTGCATATTGATCAAACACTACCTTTTGATTCTCTGTCACAGGATCAACCTGCACCATCATGTCAGAATGAAAAGGTTTCTTCCTTTGCAATTGCTTGGCGGTCATTCCAGCACCAACGCTGGTTGCCATCTTCTTTTTTCTTGCCATTATGGAAAACGTTTCTGTGGTTTTACTTTTGAACCTGGTACCTGTGCTACCTTTGATAACACTTCATTCCACCCCCCGTCTGTACGACTGTAAACGTCACCTGTTCCACTGACTACCCCACCTGTACCTGCACTCCAGTCTTTATCCCAGTCTGGATTGTCCTTTCTCCATTGTTCATATTCTTTCACAGACATAGTAAGTTCTTGTGTTTCACCTGTCTTCAAATTTTTGAGAGGATAACTTGGCATATGATTTTGTAAGGTGTTGTATTTATGATGATATTATAACCTTTCTTTTGGTTTTTTGCTGCTGTGCTGCACTAAAATGTAATGGTCTTGAAGTACACATGTTGCATACTGATTCTGCCTTTAGATTATTATTGCAAAATAATTCTAGTTCTTCGTCTGTGCAATCCACAGGCAAACCATCTACGATATACTCTTGCCAATCAGGATCATCTGATTGATCCATTACATATAACATCTCTCTCAAGAAGGCAGTGTTGGGACACTTCCACAATTTCCCATTATATAACTGTGTGTTAGAACAACTACACCATTTGAAACTCTTCTCTGGATTACCTTGATTGAATGGGTGTACTTTATCTCCTCTTTTCTTTATTGAATCAAACCATCTATCGACTCCCGTATGGTGTTCGGTCACCAGTACCTTGGGATGATTGAACTCTTTGATTATCTCCTCCACCTTGTCAAGGTGTATGCTTATTCGCAAGAAGACTTGATCATCTTCTAATACTCTTCTGACCCAACCTTCATTCTGTAGGAGCAATAAGCCATTGGTATAGAGATAAACAGGAGAATTAGTATGTGATCTACATGCATCGACAAGTTCCTCGCATCTTGGATTTAGAAGTGGTTCGCCACCTATGATGGATACCCTACCAATATCTAGTCTTGGTAAGATAACTTCTATATCTTTTATTAGAGCATCAGTATTTAATTTACTGCCAGGTGCAAAGTAATTACTGAAGTGATTGCATCCCTTACATGTGAGATTACAACCTATCGAAGCACTAACATCAAGTATTTCTAATTTTGGTGCCATAATGTACTAAGTACGCTGCTCCTATAGATGTTCCTCCATCATGTGCAATGGGTTCTGTATATAGTTTCACTGCTTTTGGTAATCTTTTCCTCAACTTATAGTTGGCAACACAATTCAACATACAACCACCTGATAGTACGATACAATCACATCCTGTTTCCCTTATAGCATCCTCTACTAATACATGTAGTCTTGCCTCCCATAGTTTCTGGCACTCATGTGTGTCCCCCTCACCTAATGCTGCATGACCCATGACCTTACCTGCTTCCCTATGATCCCATCCCATAGATGTGGCAGTGACCTCAAATAATTTACCAAACCCCACACTTTCTGGTTTAGTAAGACGTTTTTGTACACAGGTGAATTCATTATGACTTACATGATATATGCTCTCACACTCCCCATTAGATCCTACACCATCAACCACCACCACTGCTGCTTCGAGAAAGTCTGATCTATAATATCCACATGCAGCATGAGCAAGATGATGCTTCTTCATGAAGTCATGTAAGGGAACGTTGGGAAATAATCTTTTGATCTTTGCATTTGCTTTTGCTGTGAACATCATCTTATCACATCCCTCTTTTGCAAAAAGATAATCACAATCCACCACCGCTATTGCATCAGGTTTTAAGTCCTCAGTGATGAGATTCTCTACTCTAAAATCATATTTCTTTCTTGTTATTCTTTCTGCCTCATGATACAATTCAATCTGCCCATCATTGAGCAAACAAATAGAACCATGCTCTGCCAAATTCACTCCAAGTATTCTCATAAAAACCTATAGGGTCAAAATTTTGCCGAGTTTTTTTTCCCGATAAATGAAAAACAAAAGGTCATTTTGAAATCACCTTCTGCACTTCTGGAAAATAAAGATAGTCTAACTCAGTCTTCATGAATGTATCTATAGCATCTCTAGGTGTCTCCACTAAAGGATCTCCAGCAAGATTGAATGAAGTGTTGAACAGCATTGGCACCTCAGTAATATTATAAAAAGCAGTTATAAGATAGAAGAAATGAAAGTTCTGACTCGATGTCACTGTTTGTATTCTGCAGGTATGATCCACATGTAGTACAGCAGGTATCAATTTTCTAACATCAGGAAGACTATCGACAGCATACATCATGTATGGTGACTCATACATACCTGCCATGTCAAACCATGATGATGCTTCTGCTTGTAGAATACTAGCAGCAAATGGTCTGAATGATTCTCTCCTCTTTATTTTATTGACTACATCCTTTCCATTTGGATCTCGTGGATCATATAGTATAGATCTATTACCTAATGCTCTTGGTCCTGCTTCGGATCTACCCTGATATATTGCAACAGTCTTCCTCGCTGCAAGATAATGTGCTATCTGATCATAGTTTGTATCTTTACCCTGTATCTTACTAAGATCATGCTTAGGTCCTAAGTAGAGTGTTCCCATCCTAATGCCTCACTCACTGCAGGGAATTGACCTGCAAAAATACATGCACAATGTTTTGCTATATCCATGTGTTCCTTTTGAGTGCCATGTGCTGACCTCAAATTTATATAATGAATCCATGATCTACATGAACCAGTCATATAAATCTTTGTAGGTGTACATAATGGGAGAACCATTCTCGCACACTCTTTTGCCACACCCTCTTCAAGCATTTGATTATACAATGCAAATGCACTACTGAATAAGGTATTCATCTGTCTGTTCAATGTATCAACAACCTTCGGATCTAGATCATCAATACTATTCTGTCTATTCTTACTGTCTTGTCTTCTCAATTCTGGTAGTTCAATTGTTTCAAGGAGTTGAGTATCAGCATAGCGTTGACTAAACTCTTGAAAGGTGAATGATCTATGTCTCAGTATCTGTGCAGCGATAGCACGAGTTGTCTCTATCTCTAGAGTCATAGTCGCTTGCTCAAACACTGACCAATGGTTGTGCTTGATACAATACTTCAAGAGACCTGCATACTTTTCGTTCTCTTGATTGTTTGGATTAGATACTCTGGCAATATATGCCATAGTTTTTTCAGCATCAGGTGTGATACTGACAAGTCTTACGTTCATGTACCCTCGAACTCTTCATCGTAGTCCAACTCAACTGGTTGTATCTCATCGTATCTATAAGACTCAACATCTGAGTAAACCTCTGCCTTGAGTGCAGACAACAGCATCTCTAAGTCAGACACTATTACTTTTAGTTTACCTTTATCCATTTATTTCGTTAGCAGCGTACATGGATTCAATATAATTGATGCTCTGTTGTTTTTCCTCACATTTTTTACTCCAATCTTTTGTATAAGTTTTCCATGATTTATTTGCTCTCTTAAATGTCCTACCCTCCATAAATTTTTCCAAACAATATAAATTCCATGATACCCTCATATGGAATCCTCCATCTCCATCCCAAATATTTGTTCTATTATCAAAAATTTTTACATTAGCATGAGTACTCCCATTCCATGAATCGTCTTCTGTATTTTGTACAGGGATTTTAGAGGTTATGTTCTTGAAGAATTTCAATAGGAGGGGTTGATCAGACTTATATCTTCTAACTGCACAAAGATAAGTTGCTATTTTTACCATGTCCCATTTGGCATACTTTTTATTGAGTAATAATTCATCAAATGTCTTTAACTCTTCAATAAAATATTCTACTTCTTCTTCTATATAATCTTCATAACTTATCTGTACAAAATGATCCTTGTTGAATAGACCATATGCGAAATTCAATGCCGATAAAAAACTACCATTAATAACTCTCTTTGATTTTGGATAAAAACCTTGACTGCTTAGAACACCATAAACTTTTTGATTATTTTTTTCATGAGATACTTTAGAATCATACTGCTTGTACATTTCATGAACCTCTTCTGGAGAATCACATCTGTAAATATGTGCGTACACTTGAAGAGGAATCCCATTTGATTTACCTTCTAACCAATCATGCCTTCTTGTATGACTGTTAGCAATAATTAGTTCACCTTTTTTATATAATTGCTCCTTCTTACTGATTT